ATGATAGAAAAAACGTGAAAATACTAAAGCTCCAGTAGACGCTAAAAATTTAAGAATAATTACTCTTAATGGAGAGCCTCCCCTTCCTACAACAAGAATATCATCGTTACCATCAACTGTTAAATCTATTACATTTTGGCTATCGTACACAGCGTACCTATGCCACTGAGGAACAAGACTGCTATTTACTTTTGTTATGTATGTTCCAGCCGTTACTGAATTTCCTTGAGTTCTAAATAACATATAAACATTGTCATTGCTATCAGAGGCCATTTTGTATGGAGTTTCACCATACAAATCACCATATGTGTATTGGCTAAGATTTGTGCCTGATGAATTATATTTTGTAATTGAATTTTGAGCTTCACCTGAGACGTTATTACCGCCATCAATACCGTATCCAAACGACCCTATATATAGGTTTCCACTAGAGTCAAAAGTACAAGCCCGAGCCTCCCAACCTTGAGAGTTGTATTCAAAAACCAAACGCCAATTTAAACTACCAGAAGTATTAAATGAATTAGCAAAACCAAAGTCATTAGACGCTGCCCCATTGTTTCGTGTAGAGCCAACTTGAACGATTTGAGAGCCATCTGTCGCACTGGCTTTTGGGTTATGCCTCCCACCTTGAGACGAACCCCCCTCAGTAACTTGCCATGTTAAGCTTCCAGTATCACTAATTTTACATAGATTACAGTTTTCTACACCTGACGTAGTTTTTGCATTTATTGTTGTGTAGAAATCAGTGCCAATAGTCTGTAAACCAAATGGCTCTGTGTCGCAGTTGTTTGTTGTTTCATCTATTTCTACTCTAAATTTTGTTGAACCGTCTGGATTTAAAGCCCAAAGAAGAGCCGATTGATTTGATGATAGGTTTAATTTACTTAAAGAACCTATTACCCCAGAAGAATTTACGACAAGACCCTCCCTATCTTCTGCGTTAAGAGCAACGCTACCAGTATTAGAAGCTAACAATGCAAAAAAATAGCTGTCACCACTAGCCCCTGCTGCACTAAGTGTTGTAAGTTTACTAATAAAACTCATTTAAATATCCTTACCCTGCAGCATCAATTGCTAATGCGCCATACCAATTTGTTCCACCGTCTACCGTAGTAAAAACTAAAACATCAGTCTCACCACTTGCAGGTGCGTCTGGTGCTGTTGCTCCTGCAAAATCTACAGTATTAGGATAGGTAATTGTGTGTGTTCCACCTGCTGTAAGTTTTAACATAAAACCATAAGCAGTACCACTTGCAGGTGGATTACTAAATACAAATGTTGTGTTTTGTCCTGTAGTTAAAGCAAATACATTTCCTGTTTCACAGTCAATAGTAACACTAGAAGCAGCAGAAAGACTTACATATGTTTCATTATATGACTTAGCTTTTAACTCTTCTGTTAAAGTTACATCACCGTTTGCATCTGCAGTAACTGCTTTACTAGCTTGTGATGTACCTAGTGTAGTAATGTCATTGTAATTTAATTCAGCCGTAGTTGCAGTTACACCATCAAGTAGATTTAACTCTGTTGCTGTAGAAGTAACACCGTCAAGTATATTTAACTCTGTTGCTGTAGAAGTAACACCATCAAGTATGTTTAATTCGGCTGCTGTAGAGGAAACTGCTACTCCACCTATTTGTAGTGCAGTACTAGCATTAATTGTTGGTGCAGCTAAAGTTCCTGTAAACGTTGGTCCTGCAATAGCTGCCTTTGTATCAATCTGAGTTTGTATTGCTGATGTTACACCATCAACATAATTTAATTCAGCAGTCGATGCTGTTACACCGTCAAGTAAGTTTAACTCTGTGTTAGTTGATGTAACACCGTCAAGTTTACTTATAGCAATAGCTGCACTTGAATTAATGTCAGCATTAACTATAGAACCATCTGTGATACTATCGCTACCAACATTACTTGGTGCAGGTTGATTTCCTATATATGGCATCTATTCTCTCCCTTACGTCTGCTCTAGTACAGAGACTATAACATCTGCACTTGAAGCTGTATTACTTGTAACCTTTAGTATGTCAGTAGTTTCTAAAACTACTTTCTGATCACCGCCTATCGGAACTAATGCCCCTCCTACTGGAATAGTAGCTGCCTTTACTACGAATACACTAGCAGAGGCAGAACTGTCAGTTACTACTACATCTACTGTAATAGCAGATGAGTGTATATTTGCAACAGTCAAACCTATAACTGTTGATGTTGTTGCAGAAGGTACAGTATAAACACTTGTCTGTGATGTGCCTATTGCTGAACTAACTGCGTTCTTAAAAGTGTTAGCCATTTTTTAATCCTTATCCTAACGCAATAGCAAAAGCAATGGGATCGTCTATCGGAGCAAAACGAGCATCACTTTCAGTTTTTGTATAATGGGTTGATAGCGAGAATGTACCATAAGCTACTAGGTCTAAAATATCTCCTGCTGTAGCACCCGATGCCAGTACAACTGCTGTACCTGACGTAGCAGTAAAGTCTGTACCTGCTAATAATTTTACACCGTTAAGATAAACATCTACAAATCCAGAGTCGTAAGTTATGTTGAATGTAGTCTGCCCACCTGTGGCTGTATAAGTTTGTCTTGATGAAGTTCCATTTACAGATGATCCTGCTGCAGTAAAACCAGAGCCACCATATACCTGCATAGAGTTTGTGGTAGTATTAAAGTAGAGAGTTCCTGTCTGGAGAGCATCACCGTCATTGTCCGTAGCAGGGGCTGAAGACTTAGCACCAAGGTATCTATCATCAAACGAATCAAAACTAGCTGCTGCAGAGGTTGCACTAGAAGCTGCTGCTGTTGCGCTGTTTGCTGCACCAGTTGCACTTGAGGCAGCGGCTGTAGCACTTGAAGCGGCTGCTGTAGCTGATGTTGCTGCTGCAGTACCTGATCCCAGAATAGTATCAACATATGTCTTGGTTGTCAAGTCTGAATTTGCACTTGGTGTGTACGTAGCGGTAATTTTGTTATTACCTGCTGCTACTGCACCTGTTAGAGTGCCACCTGCTAATGGTAAGAAGGTATCTGTAGTATATTTTTTAGTTGCTGCGTCTTGGTTAGCTGTCGGATCACCCAAGCCTGTAATTTTACTAGTACCCATAGCTATAGCACCAGTCATTGTACCACCTGCAAGTGGTAACTTAGTAGCTATACTATTTGTAATAGTTGTACTAAAACTTGCGTCATCACCTAATGCTGCAGCTAGTTCGTTGAGTGTATTTAGAGTTCCAGGTGCTGAGTCTACAAGTGCAGATACTTCTGTATCAACATAATTTTTTGTTGCAGCATCTTGTGCATTACTAGGATCAGTAACGTTAGCAATTGTTGTACCTGTTACGTCTAGAGTTCCGTTGACTGTTACATTGTTAAATGTAGATGTACCAGAACCTGCAGTTACGTTACCTGTTACGTCACCAGTAATATCACCAGTAATATCTCCTGTTACGTTTCCTGTAACATTACCTGTAAGGTTTCCAACAAAAGCAGAACTTGCTGTAATAGTTGTACCTGTTATAGCAGCAGTGCTTGATGCACCGATAATAGTACCGTCAATATTACCGCCATTGATATCAACAGTTGCTAATGTTGCTTGTCCAGATGTTGACACAGTTGTAAAGCTACCTGCTGCTGCACTAGAAGCACCAATAATTGTACCATCTATGTTACCACCGTTTATGTCTGCAGTTGTTACTGTAGTTGTACCAGAGGCTGTTAGGTTAGTAAATGTACCTGCCGCTGCTGTACTAGAACCTATGGTAGTGCCATCTATGTTACCACCGTTAATATCTGCTGTAGTTACTGTTGTAGTTCCTGTAGCAGTAAGATCAGTAAATGTACCTGCTCCTGCTGAAGCTGCACCGATAGTTGCACCATCTATTGCACCACCGTTAATGTCTATGTTAGAAAATGTAGCTGCACCTGTTACAGTAACAGAGTCAATGTATCCTACACCGTCAACATACAAGTCTTTAAATTTAAGTGAAGATGTACCAATGTCAATGTCATCATCAGTTACAGGAACAATAGCACCGTCTTGTATACGTACTTGTTCTACTGCAGATCCACCTACTTCACTAAAGAAACCTATTCTATTGTTACTAGTATCTATTACAACTTTGTTTAATGCATCACTGTCAGCTATTAGAGGTACATAACCACCTTCAGTAGAACTACCGTCATGCTTGTGTCCAGTAGCTAAAGCAAAAGTATCTCGTAGAGCATTATACTCTGCGTTTACTGGTGCAGCTTTAATAACCGCATTAGCGATAATATCAGCTGCTGATTGTCTTGAATAACCTGCCATGTTATAACCTGTCTCCTACTCCAAATGTAATCACTAAACCTTGTATACTATGTGATGCACTTGTGTCATTAGTAACGTATTTTAAAGATGCGGATTTACCTGATCCTTCAATGTTAGTTCGTTGTACTGGTGATGGATTACCATCAAATATTGCAGTGCTATTGTATACTGCTTCGTTATAGTAAGCCGCTGCACCTGAGTTATCTAAATTAAAGTTAGTTGGATTTAATGTAGCTACATCTTCGTAGTCATACACAGCCGACATAACTATTGAGTTGTCTCCTTCAGAACGTAAGTATGTAGATACATTATAAAATATTTTACGTTGTTCAGGATCTTGTAAATAGTAAAAGGGAGTTTGAAAAATACTAAATATTGGATCACCTGCAAAACTGTTACCACTTTCTTGTTGTTGTACCTTACCTGCTGAAGTACCATGTATAACAATTTCGTTTTGTCCTATGTAACCACTAGCTGCACATGTAGCTGTAATACCTAACATCTGACTGTACTCAAACTGTAATCCATTAGGTGTTTGTCTAAACCCACCAATAATACCTTGAGTATCTGTAGTGGCAAAAAAGTAACGGAACTGTGTCTTCTGTCGTATAACTACTGCGTTTAAACCTTCTAAGTCAATATCAAATACAATGTCGGTAAAGATAGACTGAATGTTTTTAGATACTGTTTCTAGATTAACATCACCAATTTTTGCTGTACCTGAAATAGGGCGTAAGCCATCCTGTGATAAGAATAGTAAGTCACCACCAATTTCTATAACGCTATCTGTAGCTAAACATCCAAGGTCTTCTGTAACAGTCTGTAATGTAAAGTTAGCTAGTGCAGTACCACCTAGTTTTTTAATATTAGTTGAACCAAATACAAACAGTTCGTTTCTAAATGCTTTAATTGCAACTATAGGAAATCCTACATTTATTACACCTGCCCCATGACCTGATGTAAAATCTGTTTCTGCTAAAGGTGCGCTAAAAAATAATTTAGTTGGATGTGCAGGATCACCTGCTAAAAATAAATGGTTTTGAAATATAGCAGAAAACTTAGGATCGGTAGGAGCATCTGCATGAGTAATCTGTGTATACGTTGTACCATCATAAGTAGCTGCAGGATTTATACCATCTGTTAATACTATTTTTGGAGTACCAAAGTTAAGCCTTGAAAATCTAACTTTAGTTACACCTGTCATTGTAGGTGAACCTGCAGTGCTTACTGCTTGCCAAGCTGAACTAGAGTTATTCCATTTGTGTAAATAGTTATTACCTGATGATGGTTTTCTACAGGCAAATATACCATCATTAATTCCATCTGCTACACAAACACCTAGCACACTTCCTGTGCCTGTAACTGTGCCATAGTTATTGGCAAATCCATTTATCTTTCTATATCCACCTGTAACAGCAGGTTCATAGTTAATTAAAGATATAGCAGATCCAGGTTGTGTCTCACCTTGAGATAACACATCTCTGCTAGTATTTAATCCTCCTTGACAGAAGACTTTAAAGGAAGCTAAATTGTCTGCCATTAGATCACGCTATTAAAGGTACTGGTATATGGACGATTAATTGCCGTTGAACGTACATACAGATTATCGTCTAGTAGTATTCTACGCATAGACTTTATACCCTCTTCAAAATTACTTTGGTGCATTGCTGCACTTTGTTCATTACTACGAAAGCGCATAACAAACATAATAGCACCGTCAATTACAACATGCTTAAACCTATCAGGTATAATCATTGTATCTGTGTGTGCAGTTAAATCTGTAGGAAAGGTAAAATAAACATACTCTACTTCGTAAGCCGCATCAGTAAGAGGTGTAACACCAAACTTTTCTTCTAGTGTTTGATACACATATAAAGGTTTACTAACACCATTTGTTTGATCACCTTCGTCATCTTGTGTACGATAGTTTTGTAAATAGTCATTATATGTTATTGTTCT